CGATACGGTCGGCGGCGTGACGTGCGTTCCATGCCGCACCGGGCGCCAACGGCAGCTGCGTCACCGCCATGTTCAACCCGGACGCTGTGGTGGAGATCTGCCGGTTGGGCCGATCCTGCGGCGGGGTGTCGTCGCGTTCCCACGGCGGGATGACACGCGGATCGCCGTACACGTCACGTAGCTTCGAATAGATTTCGGTCACCACATTGCGCAGCTGCTTCTTCTCGTCCTCACCCACGACACCTTCCAGGCCACCGTGGGCGCCGGAAAGGATTGCCGCCGCGGTGAACACGGCGTGGGGGATCAGCACATATTTGCCGCCGATGACATCAGCGATGGGCAGCCGGTAGCTGTTTTTGTTGTTCGGCGGCCCTTGGCTGTTGCGCCACAGAAATGCCATGTTGAAATGTTCCACCGAACCGGCGGAAGCTTGCTGAATGCGTTTGATCGCATCGTCTGCATTGAATGCCTGGTCTCTATCGGCGATGGGGAACCGGCGCCACGTCTTGACGTTGACAGCCATCAGCGCGTCCCCCTCGAAAATCGTTGCTTGCAGCGGCAGTTGATGACGTTCCAAGGGGAGCCGCTGGGGTCACCCGGAGACATCAGCGGCTCCCCGCCCACCATGAACGGCTGCGACGCATACTGGACTTGCCCATCCGCAAGCCGATGCGCCGGCCGCACGGCAGAGTCATCTTTGGCATCCCAGCGTTTCAACATCCGCGGTCCGGACTCCCGCTGCTGGATGCGCAACGCAGTGGCCAAGCCGCCCATGTTGTAGGCGCGGTGGGTGTTTCCTGTGAAAACACCATTAGAAACGAAATATCCTTGCGCGGTGCTAAGGTTGTAGACATGACCAGAGAACTTGCTCGTTCGCACGCTGACTACATCGTCAAGGAATACAGCGGAGGTGTCTCTGTGGCGGTCATCGCCAGCAGGCTCAACGTTTCCGTCGATGCCGTATACACAGTTTTGGAAGAGACGGACACCGCGCGCACCTATGTTCGAAGCACGGCCTACGGAAGACCGGTGGCGAGCCGCATCTCCGGCAGCTACGTAAGCGAGCAATACGCCCTCGGTCGCAGCGCCGAGGATCTGGCTACCGAGCTGGGCTGCAACAGAAGCACCATCAGCAGGATTCTTCGCAGGCTCGGCATCGAACTCCGTAAACCCGGAGATCTGCTGCAAAGACCCGAGGTAAGAGAAAGGGGCGCTCTGAGCAGCCAGAAGAGCATGGGCAAAAGCGGAAGGTTCGAGGCTGAGGTCTATGCGTGCCTGGTCGAGAGGGGTGAAAATCCCGTGCAGCAGCAAGCCATCGGCAGCAAGAACATCGACGTCGCCCTGGCTCCCGTCGCCGTGGAAATCTGGCTCTCCTCCAGCAATCCGGCCAATGACACCTACTGCCTTGACCGCATCGAATACCTCAGCAACCGTGGATGGAACTGTCTTTACGTCTGGGTTCAACGACATAGACGCACCATCGACCTTCAGGCAATCGCACACCAGGCGATCGCCCTCAAGCAGCGAACCGAGACCAACCCAGCCACGCACCGTGAGCACTGGGTGGTTAGGGGTTCCTCGGAACTCGTTGCCCTGCTTGGTCCAGACCGAGACCATGTCCCCTTCGTACCAACGCCGGTAAGCCGCACTGATATCTGCCCCGTCAACTCCCATGCCGCCCGGTAGGCATTCAGTGACAGAAACCGTCCTTGCTCTGGCCGGCCAGTTCTCGGTGCCTGTAACGTCCAGGACATGACGAACCCGTGCCGCTTGCTGGTCTACGCTTTCGCCGTTCGCGACAGCTGCACCAAGTTCATCGATGATCCGCCGGTAAACCTCGTCTGGTGTGCGGATCATCAGGTTGCGCGTCCTGGCGAGCTGGTCTTGAAGGATGGAGTCGGTTGGGTCGAATGGGATGTCCACCCCGAGCTGGCGCCCCGCTTCGATCCACCCAGCTCGTGCAATCTGCTCAAGGCCGGAGATCAGGCGATCTACCTGCCGCTCCCAAATGGGCACTGTGGACCAGATTGCTGTTGGATCTGGGGGTGCGCCGAACCGAGTGAAAGCCGCCAGCACAGCGGCTGCAACAGCACCAAGCCAGGCGGCGTACATGGAGACCACTAGCGCCGCAATGGATGCCTCAAACGCCGCCAGAGCCAGTGCACCGGTTGGTGCTGGCTCTTCGGGGATTTGTGACTCCACTGGCTGTGTCATCGAGAAGCTTCCTGAAGCATCGCTGCGAGTAGCGTGGGGCTGTGCTCAATCCTGTTGGTTAGAAGACCTTTCGCGTACGAATGCAACACTGGCTGCAGAGCTGCGCGCGGCGCACGAATCCCAGCAAAGTAGTACTCCCACTGATCCCATGCCCCCGCCAGAAGAGTCTCTGCGTGAGCAGATGAGCCCACCAGGATTTTGGTGTGCAACAGGTGAGGAGGTGTGGTTCCAAACACCCCACGGTGAGTGGGGGTCAGAAGACGTTTGCCTGCCAGTTCTAGAGCACGAACCACCAGACCATTCGCAGCAATTGATACTGCAGTTGGCGGTGGAACGGCGGAAGCTATCAGCTGAGAGTCCCCACCATCTGTCACCGCCGGCTGCTCCGGCTGCTGACCAGGTTCAGGGGATGTAGGGACACGCCCCGGTGCCGGCGGTGGCGGTGCGCCAGGTGCCAGTTCCGGCACCGCAGTGTCGATGTCGATACCGATCTCTTCACGTACCGCGGTGATGGCGAACAGTGTCGGGTCGCGCAGCAGCAGTTCTTTGATGAACCGGGTGGCGATCTCTTCAGTGCTCGGCGCATCGGCGTCGGTGTAGCCGCCTTCGCGGCGCACAGTGTCCGCGCTGACAACGGGTGGGTTGGCGTTGTACAGGTTCAGGGCATCGGCGAGTTTGTTCGCCGAGTTCGCCAGCGGCGCCGTGTCGTACCAGTAGGTGAAGCGCTTGGGGTCCTTACCCAGGGCCTTGAGCGCACCCACCAGGTACGCGGTGGTCAGCGCGTCAACGATACGGTTGAACAAGGGCTGCATGGTTTTGACAATGAACTCTTCACCGGCCCACCAGATGGACCAGTGGTTCATCTCCTGGCCGCCCAGCTGAATTTCCACCGGCACATTCATCCCGATGGCCAGCTTCTGCTGCTGCTCCTTGCGAAGCTCGATGGCCTGATCGGACAGTGGCGAATCAAACCGGATCGGCTGCACCCCAGACATTGCTGTCAGTTCAGCCAAAGGCATCTGCCACAGGATCGGGGCTACCTGCGCCGCAGTGCCTTTACCCTCCAAGTTGGAGGTGATGACTTCGAACAGCTGCTGGTAGATGTCATCTGTTGCTACAGCCTGGTTGTCACCTTTGGGTACGGCCAATGTGGACGGTACCGGCAGGATGGTGGCGTTGGCGATGCGGGAGTTCATCTGTGCGCGGATGAACATCGACATCTGTTCCATCTCGAACAGAAGTCCCAGTAGCGCACGGACGGGGGAATCGGCTAGGTAGGCGCGTCTTGGGTGTGGTGTCCAGGTGCGGATGACGATGTCGCGGCCGGGGTTGATTTCTTCACGTTGCGCACGTCCCATGTTGACGTAGACGACATCACCGTTTTTGCGTACCTCGCCGGGTGCTGCCACCCACCACTGATCGGACATGCCGCCACGCATCGCCTTGCCGATGATGAAACATTCACCGGCGACAATGAGTGATTCGGCGATGCCGCGTAGCATCTCGGCCTTGTTCGCGGGTCCGCCGAACAGTTGCTCGGCAAGTGCGCCCACTTCGGCGTCATCATCTACTTCGCCTTGTCGCACCCCGTTCTCGTCGACTTCTGCGACATAGATGCGGATCATTGACGCAGCGGCGCCTATGTAGTCGACGGCGTTGTGCAGCTGAGCGTTGGTGTCATAAAAATCCCAGGCCTGCCGCTGCCATGCCTCGTCGGTGAAGCGGTAGCCTCGCCACGCCTCCTCGGACAGCCCCATCCGCACCGCGGAGGCGATGAGGCTGCCGGCTTCAGGCTCCAGCACTGCCTCAGCCTTTTTTCTAAACGCCATTCGCTGCCTCCTCCTTGTCCAAGACCCATGAGGATGCATAGGCGACAGCAAATGTGATGATGGGCAGCAGGGCTAGGGTTTGCCACGGCAGCCAGCCGGCGAAAGCAAAAACGCACTGGGTGTAGAGGGTGAGGATCAGCGCCACCCAGAAGCCAGCGCACCAGTAGCAGCGGACCAGCTTGCCCGGCTTCGACGTGGCCCCGTACTTGGTGAGGATCCAGCCACGTAGCGGCGCGGCAATGTCGTCGATTACGAGCACGCGCGTCAATCTGGCCGCAGCCAGGACCAAGACGACAAAGGCGAGCAAGTAGATCACATTGACTAAGTTAGCATCCTAGGACGCAGGTTCCTACCAGGCATTCATCCCCAAAGAAGGCATCGGGTAGTTGGCCGGCGACAGGATCTTGGAACGGCGCCGCTCCCCGTCGATGAGATGCCGGCACGCATGGACAAGGGCGTCGAGGCGATCCGGGGACACCTTCGACGTGATCGGATCGAAGGAGAGCATCTGCGCTTCCAGCTTCTCGAACACTCCTATGTGGTGTACGCGGCCTTGGCTGTAACGCATCGCCACCGGTTCAGCGCGCAGCTTTTTGCCTACGGTGCTGAACGCGGGGACCAGCGGCGGCTCCATGATGTCCATGCTGAACACGCCGCTGCGCTGCAGCTCCCTGAACGCATCCTGGAACACCTCATGCATCCACGCCTTACCCAGGTTGCTTTCGTAGACGAGGGTGTCGCACTGGTATCTTTCGAAGACTCTCCAGGCGTGCAAGGCAGCATCGCGGCCGGCCAGACGAGTCGTCTCGTCGGCGATGATGAACATGTGATCTTCGGCGTCGCGGCAGGCGACAACGACGCCCATCTCGTCACCGTCTTCGCCACCGGTGAGCCCGGGGTCCACACCCACGGTGCGGTGAGCTACCTGCGTCGGGCCGATGGTCACTCGGTTGCCGTGGATGGCCATGTAGCTGAACAGCATCCCTTCGATGCTGTCGAGCATTTCGCCATATAGCTCTTGGCGACCTAGCGCTGTGCCCTCGTACATCTTCTT